AATTTGAAACGAATTGGCAGTAGACAAAAATGCGTTATTTAGATTCGTTGAGATATTAAGACATATATTCAAATAATAAAACGTAGTACTAAATGACGAATAGGTGTAATAGGTAAGAGTACTTAAATCGTTCGTCAAATTATAAACATCGGTTGATAAAATACTCACTTCATTATTTGTACTTTCAAGCGCATTACCGATTGAGGTACTTAATATTCCTAGGGTGGCAGGATTCAAACTATTACTCCAATATGTTTGACCTTGTCCATTCGCATACAAAGTGTACAACGAAGAGATAGGGTAATTACCGGCAGTTCTAAAATTTAACTGCTGAAGCAGTAAAGCATTTAAATTCGCACCCGTAGGATACGCCATTCTAAAGTTGATAGGCATTTTTGGCTAAGATGCGAATACGCAGTATCTAAAAACAACTTATAGACGTAGAGTAAGAGGAACATGTCCAATTCAGGAGGACTTCTACAGTTAGTTGCTACCGGACGTCAAGATATATATCTTTCCGGTAATCCACAGACAACTTTTTTCAAACAAGTGTATCGTCGCTATACAAACTTCAGTATTGAAACGCAGCGCATCCCATTTGATTCCGCTGTTGATTTTGGTAAACTGATTACAGTCACGGTTCCCCGTCAAGGTGATCTTCTATCACAGGTTTATTTACAGATAAATTTGCCGAAAATTACACCCGCTGGACCGCAACCGTATCCACAGGGAGTCATAACCGAAGCACCAACCGATTATGCTCAAATTACCAATTCAGTGAGTTGGGTCAACGGAGTCGGCTATGCGATGATTGATTACATTAGTATTTGGATCGGCCAACAGGAAGTGGACCGTCATTACGGTGAATGGATGTATCTATGGACACAGTTGACTACACCGGGGTCAAAGAAGGATGGTATTAATTTTATGACGGGAACTCAAGAGGTTTTTAACGACCAATCGCAATCTGGACCACTTAATCTCCTCGTACCGCTAGACTTCTGGTTTTGTAAGAATCCAGGTCTTTCCTTACCCCTTATTGCGCTTCAAGCCACACCGGTACGATTCTATATCCGTTTGAAGAACGGAAACGACTTAGTGTTCAGCAATTCTTTAGAAAATGCGATTTTAAACAATAGTCCAAATCCACCTACAACCTTAACGCAGAATCCAGTCATTATTACCGATATGGTAATGTGGGGTGATTACATTTACCTGGATACGGAAGAACGTCGTCGTTTTGTCTCATCGCGCCACGAATATCTCATTGAACAGGTTCAGCAGCAGAAACGTTATAGTATTCCACTGAATACAACCCGTATTTCGGTTCCTTTGGTGTTCAACAATCCAATTAAGGAAATGGTTTGGGTTGTAAACGAAGACCGTATGCTTCAAGCACACGAATGGTTCAACTACGGCAGTCGTATGTTGAACGAGACCGGTATTCCAAACTTAGATATTATTGCCACGGCGCTCCTACAGTTTGACGGCTATGACCGATTTGAGGAGCAATCGGCACAGTATTTCCGCTTAATGCAGCCTTGGCAACGTCATACAGCAATTCCTAACGATTTTATTTATGTGTATTCATTTAGTTTAGCCCCGGAGGTGGAGCAACCTATGGGTACATGTAACGGAAGTCGTCTGGATTCAATTGTATTACAACTCACCATGAACCCACAAGTTCAATCGTATCCTTCAGGTGTCACTACATATGCGACTAATTACAATGTACTTCGTATTGTTGCTGGTTTGGGTGGCGTTCTATTCACTGTATAAATTAAGATAAAAATCAATAGAGATGTCGTCCATTGGTCCGACAATACCCGCTCCACCGGTGCCACCCGCACCACAGGTACCACCCGCACCACCGGTACCACCAGCACCAGCAATTCCACCTACATCACCAGACCAGCAAGCGAACCAAAAGAACCAACAGGACCAACAGAACGAACAGGGACACATTGGTGGAAAAACGCCACATCATATATCGGATATTGATACGTGGAAACATCCAGACCGAAACTATTACGTTTTTGTAATTCTTTCAGTTATGTTTGGACTCATAGGTGCCGACCATTTCTATTTACGTAGTTTTCAAACTGGAATGATGAAATTAGCGTTCAACGTCTTTTCACTTGGTATGTGGCATTACTGGGATTTAATACAAATTATACACGATGGTAAAAAGATTCGCAAAGAGGGATTAACCTCTCCATTTGATTGGATCTGTGGTATAGGACGCGGAGTGTTTTTAGAAAATGATGGTAAGCAGAAATATTTTGCCGAGAAATCGTATTTAGTTTATACAATTTTAGCGGTATTTTTTGGCTTCTTGGGCGCCGATAAGTTCTACATGGGAGATATTTGGCAGGGATTGGCAAAAGTTTTAAGCGTCTTTAATATTTTCCTTTTCTTGTTTGGATTCATATGGGTTGTTTGGGATAGTGTACACGCACTGTTCATGACGAAGAATATTTTGGACAACGGTATATGGGCCCCTTTGCCGTATAGTATATTTTTCAACGAACCAATCAATAGTCACAAGTTTTTAGTCACTAAAACGATGGATTCAGCGAAAGGTGGCTTTGATTTTGATATACCGGCAATTCCAATACCACAAATATCATACAGTGGCATTTACAAAGATATTATAGCACCATTGATGTCACCGGCGGTTGTAGCAGCATTAAATGCGAAACTCCCTGAATTACCAGACCAACCTACAATGCCTGGCTTAGCGCAGTATGGATTCCCCACACAGATTACTGGGGTTCCCACACCTACCGCACCACCAGAACTTCCTAAAATGCCCACACCAACTGCGCCAGTGCTACCTGAATTGCCACCAATGCCAGCACCAGAGCCGGCCAAAAAGGCGGAGTTCGCACCTACACCAGTCCAATCCGGTGGTACCCGTAAGGAGTTTGTAGGCGGACCTGGACCCGTCATCGCCGGCGTTCTCACTGCCGTGGTTTTAGCTGGAGGTCTAAAAGGATTTTACGACGTTATAAGTAATCAGTACGGATGAAATTGTTAGACAGCCAGAACGATTTTGAAACAATGTGGATGGCCGACCCCAAGTCTGCCCCAATTGACGGTATGAGAAAAAGTGATAAAACTTTTTTAATCTATTTTACCGCCAACTGGTGTGGCTACTGTCGTAATATCAATCTTCCCGAGGTGGATAAGGCGGCAACGGCAAAAGGTTTAACGCTATGGAAATGCGAATACACCGTTAATAAATTTACATCAGGATACTGTGGAGTAAACGGTTTCCCAACTTTTATGGCCTTTCAGCCAAAGCGGGTCGTAGACCGACTACAGAGTAGTAATACTGAGGAGATTTGTCGCTGGATTCAATCTCTTTAATAAGTAAATGGAGACTGAAAATATCATCATTATCGGTGGTGGTCTTGCTGGTCTCACTATTGCTGAATACCTTGCTAAAAAGGGATCCAGGAATAACGTCATTGTTTTAGAACAGTATAAAATGTGGGGCGGCAGAGTCGTCACCTACCGCAACAAGGAAAAAGGGCTTCAGTACGAAATCGGCGCCGGTCGTATCTTTCACTCCCATAAGCGGGTAGGCGCACTCGTTAAACGATTTGGACTCACTCCGTACCCCATTTCGGCCGAAAGCACCGTCAACGGACATCCCAACAATTTCATTCCGCTGTTTGACCCCATTCGTAAAATTCTCAAAGAGCTCCCAAAAGAGTTATTGGCCAAACATACAGTAACAGAGTTAGTTCCCAAAGAGTTACAACCAGTACTCAAAAACTACCCTTATTGGTGCGAGTTCAATTTGATGCGCGCCGATGTAGCACTCCCTCTATTTGAACCAGACGAAACGATGGGGGCAGACAAACCGAACGAATACTACGGATTGAAAGAGGGCCTGGATTCAATTACCACCCATTTACACGACGCAGCGGAAAAGGCGGGTGCCGTCCTCAAAAACCGCTACAATGTGACCGGCATCAAGCGTCTTGCACCTGATTTGTTTGAAATCACAGGAGTCCATGGTAAAAAGATAAACCGGAAACCGTTTCGTTTTGAGGCGAATAAGGTGATTATTGCCACCTGCCGATGCGGTTATGTAAATTTTGATATCCTTAAAAATAACCCTGTGATGAAACAACTGGCGACAGGTCCCCTTACTCGTATTTACGCCATATATCAACCACCCTTAAACATTCCTGAAAAGGTCGTCACTGATGGGCCATTACGATTCATAATTCCTATAAATCCAAAATCGGGTCTCATTATGATTTCGTACACCGACGGCGATGATACACATTTCTGGAACGGCTTGGATGGAGATGCGTTAGAAGAGGCTTTGAAAAAACAGTTAGAAAAACTATTTCCCGATATGGTAATACCAAAAACCACTTATTTACAGAAACACGAATGGCCCAGTGGTTGTACCTATTGGTTGCCTGGCGATTATAGTCCTGAAGCGGCGTCTAAAATAGCTCATAATCCCGAGCCGAATCTTTATTTAACTGGAGAATCGGTGAGTCTTACACAAACATGGATGGAGGGAGCGTTAGAATCGGCAGAATATCTGTCAACTTTACTAAAATAATCGTAGCCCTGTTTAAGGATGGCGAAGATTAAGCCTATGCGTGGTCTATTGCCCTTTTTGCTCGCATTGGTATCTATATTTGGTATAATTGCCATTTATTTACATTTTAAAGGATACAACGCTCCAAGAATCCAAGATATTTGGGTCATCAATCTTGATAAAGACGCAGAGCGTTGGAATAATATACAGTCCAAAACAAATCATTTAAATTCTATGGTACATCGTTGGTCGGCAACTTACGGTAAAGATTTAACTAGAGACCAGGCACAGAAATACGGTGTTGGGTATGTAGTAACCTTATCACGAGATTTTGAAAAGGATGGTAAGACCGATAGAATTACATCGGCAAATGTGGGCGCCGTTGGATGTTGGATTTCTCATAAACGCTTACTTACTTATTTAGCGGAGCAGCCCGCAGACGATAATGTCGGCCATTTGATTTGCGAAGACGATGCGGAGTTTCCTACCGATTTCTTAACAGGAAAGGATGCTTGGTCTACAGTTTCCAAAAATATACCCAGCGACTGGGATATGGTCTTCTTAGGAATCAAAAAGCCGATTATTGGAACCACGGTTGCGCCTGGTATCAAGAAAATGCGAACAACCTATAATAAGGGAAATTGGGGCGCACACGCCTACTTAGTGCGCCATGGTGCTCTCAAGACAAAGATTTTACCGAGCATCAAACGCATGACGGATGAGATTGATGTTCACTATGATATGATGGCTGACCATTGGAATATTTATATTTGTGATCCACCCACAATAAGATATAACGATGAGTTGGCGGCGAAATCAAACATCAACAACGCTAACTTATAGCCAAAATATCCGATTTACTACTGACATCTTCATGGGGATTGATGATTCCAGGACGGATACAATAGGCGTTAAGGTCACCGAACAGTGTATTATATTGTTCATCAATTGCGTCGGTCATAAAACGAAGTGCGGGTAGAATCTTGGTTTTTATAGAGCCATGTTTCACCAGATAAGCGTGGGTGCCATATTGCTCTTTTTTGTCAGGCTCTAGTTTGATAATATTATCTGCGATTGGAATTCCTTTCACGTCACCGCTTAAGCCTAAATAGACAATATCCCAGTCGCTGGGTACATTTTTAGAAATGCTGGACCACGCATCGGTACCCATCATAAAATCGTCGGGTATATTTACATCGTCCTCTAGAATGAGATGGCCACAGTCGTTTGAACATTCTATAGAGTCCAAATGCTGTAAGAGGCGTTTGTGTGACAACCAGCAACCAACTACACCTTTATTAATGATTTCGTCCCGCTTATTCTGTTGGGTCATAAAATAGTAGCCGACCCCCTCTGGATGGACATCATCTCGGTTGGTAATCATTTTGCCATCAGCGGCGGGAAAACGGGTAACCATATGAGAAAATTTCATAGTTTTATTTTGCATATGTTCCCATCGTTCTGGTGAACGGTCCAAATTAATGACCCAGATATCATCAATACGGGCTGGACTATAAGGAGTGTACATACGATAAAAAAAGTATCCTATCAATCCCATAATCATTAACCAAAGAATGAAATTATACAATTTCTGGTTATTCATCCTATAAGAACGAAATAAAAAATCCAGGCGGAAGGGCGAATTAAGTTGTAGCAGCCGTGGCCAATCGGTCCGCTTCGGCGTTTCCTTGCGACGCAAAGTCCAAGCCGCCCGTGTGGCTGGGCACATGTACAATATTCGTGACCAACCGAATCTTTTTCCATTGAATCCACATCGGTTGAATAATATCTTGGTGTAGCACTGGCTTACCATCCGCTTTTCGCCACCCTTTCCGCTCCCATCCCTCACACCATTTTGTTAGAACATCTATGCTGTATTTTGAATCGGTGTAAATCTTCGCACCCACGTGCCCTCCATCAGCGATATAACGGATAACATATTCAAGAGCACGCAGTTCAGCACGTTGATTTGTTTGAGGCTCGTGTCCCGGAATGGCAGCGGAATGTTGATGAATAGTAGTATTCCCATTACAAATATGGACGCCGAAGCCGGCTTTCGCCCCTACACGTCCATTGTTGCGCGCCGAGCCGTCACAAAATAAGGAAAGTTCCATTTGACATTTAAACATAAAAAGAAAATCGCCGTCATTTTTTAGAGTGATGTCATCAACCTCGTACGTGGCACTTCATCTTTTCCATCTACTTTTTGTAGGTCCACTTTTTCTATATGTCGGTATTGAACGAGAGAATATTCCAGAAACTCTCTTTACCGGTTTGGGTATTTTAGGTTTGATAGTTCTCTTTTACCAGTCGTACAAGGCGTATCTTAAACTCAAAGACGGTCAAAGTGCTTGGATAAATTGGATTCATATTCTACTCGTGGCACCATTACTCTTAATTATTGGATACTTGAAAAAAGATACAAACCGACGATATTTTGAGATGCTACTTTTATTAGGATTTGCAGCTATTGGATATCATGGTCTTTATCTAATTCGTGATATGATGTTCAATTGATCAGGAGTTGCCATCTCTTCAAAACAGTTTATGCTGTGATAGAGATAAGCGGAAGATGATAGAAATACTTGTTGACATCCAACGCACGCTTCACCGCGTACATAGGATGGAATCCAATCTAATGCGTGAGTACGAGCATAATGAATAAGTATATTTGCTTTAGTTTTTGTTACTTGTTTACAACCTTCGTGTGGACATTTATAAGAGACTTTTACAACAGGATTTTCATTTAGACCTAGAATTTCTTTTTCTTTTTCATTTAATTTTGAATCATTTGCGTGTTTTGTTGCTAGATGATTTAGATAACCTGAACGTTGTAGGAATTGTGGTTTATCATTACAGCGTGTACATTGAAAGGGTAAAGATTCACTATGATTTTTCATAATATGATAATACATAGTATTCTGCTTTTCAGTAATTTTACCGCAACCTTCGTGCGGACAAACATAATCTCCATTATTATTCTTAATATATTTATTAATTTTAATAGATGGAGTTGGGACACATTCTGTAGGCATATTTAAGGATAATTTGTGTGAGAAAATTATAAACTCATTTAACACTTTCAATTTTTTTGAAATAATGACCCAACCAAGAATTGCGATTATAACCATGATTATTGGAGCCGATTATACAAAGGCGATGGAACCAGGATTAGAAACGAAACGAGACTATGCGAAAAGACACGGTTACGATTTTATTTGCGGCGGAAAAGAGGTATGGGACAGAAGCCGACCCATTCCCTGGTCAAAACTTCGTTTCATTTTGAATTACATAGATAATTACGATTATTTATTCTGGTCGGATGCCGATGTTATTATTACAAATCCAGAGCTTTCTTTAACAAGCCATGTTCTACCATTATTACCTGCGAACAAAGATCTTCTTTGGACGAGGGATGTGTGTGGAAATCTTAACTCAGGAAATATGCTTTTGAGGGGTAAATCGGCATGGCTCAAAGATTTTATCAATCGTACCTATCAACAGACTCAGTTTATTCATCATATTTGGTGGGAAAATAAGGCGATGATTGATGTAGCGGAGAAGAATCCTCAAGATGCTGCGAAGATAGAGACAATCGCCGACCATTCACGATTTAACGCTTACCTTTTTGGCCCTAAAAACATGGCAACCGACCCAGCAGCCAGACTGTGGCAACCAGGCGATTTTCTATTACACTTTGCGGGTGTAGCCGACCAATGGAATATTTACCGTATGATGTTGTATATCTTAAATTGTTTGAAGACCAGGAAACCTCATGATACAAAACTTTTAGATACATGGTATAACACACCTATAAAATCAAAGCAAGACGCAGATGCTACAATTCAAAATATCATTACAAAGTAAGGAATGTCCAAAGAGATTTGGATTTATATAGTGGCGTTACTCGCTATACTTTTGATATTTGGAGACGCACGGTCAAAACATATGTTGACTATTTCTCCCGAAAAAGCGGCAAACATTGAATATGAAAACTGGCCCTCTTGGGATACAATTGATACTCCTGGTACTCGTATTCGTGTCTTATGGATTTTACACGATTATGTACCGTTTGTCAATGCGGGGTCAGAGATTTGTGCGCATACGATAAACAAACATTTATTGCGCAAACCGTATTTATATGATATCTGGGTCGGCACACCTGGCTACCCTAATAAAACCTATGAGGGCGTCCGCTGTTTTGATTTATACAATACCAAAACTCTGTTTGAACTTCTCAAAGATACACATATTTTGATGAGCCATTCGTATATTTATCGTAAGCAATCGTTGTGGATTGCGCATAAGTTCGGTCTCCCTTTTTTGGAATGGGTTCATACCGATAACTATGTACGAGCTGTAGGACCGCATTGGTTTGACGAGCGTATCAAAGGACGTCAATGGGCGGTCTTTAATTCACATAGTTTGAAAGCGTCCCGAAAAGACTTACCCGATGACTTTATTCGTATTGTTCGACCGCCAGTAGATTATCGTAAATACGGTATCTATCATAGTCATTTGGATGAACCGAAAAAAGAGGCAAAGTATGTCACCTTGAGTAATGTAAATGAGAACAAGGGTGGTCCATTACTTATACAACTGGCAAAGGCGATGCCCGATCAGGAGTTTTTAGGAATTATTGGAGGATATCGTAAACAAATTACGGATAAAACCTTGCCGAACTTAAAATATATTGAACATACAACCCAGATTAAAGATGTATATAAACAGACTTGGGTAATGATTATGCCGTCTAAGGAAGAGACCTGGGGTCGTACAGCAGTAGAAGCGATGTCTTCCGGTATTCCTGTGGTAGTCTCAGCGACCCCAGGATTAATGGAATGCTGTGGCGATGCTGCGTTATACTGTGACCGCAACAACTTGGAGGAGTGGGTCAAAACTCTGCGCAAGCTCAAACAAGACCGCGAATTCTACAATCAACGTTCTTCCATTTCTCTTCAACACGCCAGATCGTTGGATCCAACGGACGAATTGGCCGACCTGGAAACTTGGATAGAGAAAACAGTCCTCAAGGCGGGAGTGTACAAAGATAGAAATTGTTCGTCTCTTGAGAAAAATCTTTTATTTAGATAGAAACAACAAAAATGGTTAACCACACTCGTAAGAATAAGCGCAATACAACAGGTGGTGCTATGCAAACTGTTGGTACCCGTGCTCAGGTCTACCACGGAACCGCCCACCACACATCCGGTGGACTCACCCGCTCTGCTCTCAAGAAGAACAAGCACGGACGCATTGTAAGCCGCCGTGCCTCCGCCGCCGGCAAGAAGGCCCTCAAGCACCTTGTCAAGGCCGGCTACAAGGCCAAGAAGGGAACATTCAAGCTCTTCCATTAAATCTACCAGCAAAGTAGAATGAACGCTACCCGTAACAATCGTAAATCAAATACTGTACAAGCCGTAAAAGGCACTCACCGTAATCGCACATCTCGTCTCCCGAAATATGCGAATACCTTGTACGGACTTAATAAATGGCAGGAATATGCGTTTGAAAAACTCGGTTTCATGGTTCTTGCGAAAGCAAAAGGATACGACTCCAAGATAGCAGAATACAAGCGAATGTTGAAGCACCTCCTAAAATCTATTGAACACGTTCGTGCCGAATATCAAAACGCCAACCGTAAGCACGACCTCAACGTTATTCATATGAACGTCATTGAACTCCATCATTTTGTAATGAAGCACTTATAAAGCGAGACCGCAACGGTCCGCCACCTGTATTCCAAGTCGTATTAAGCGCATACCTTTACGAAAGCGGCTGCTATCCGTTTCCGTATCGGAGTCGGCTATTTTATGCCAAAAGAGCGACCATTGCGTCTCTCCAATATCGGTCACAACTAAACCCAATCCCTGTTCACCAGTCGCCTTGACTATCAGGGACCAATCGCCACGCATGACAAACCCTTCGTGCCCACTGCGTCCAGGCAATCGGTGAATCATATCGTACATAGTGTGCGCAGCAACGCCTACAGGAAAGAATATAGCATCCGGAATCGTAGGGATTTCTATATTTTCACCGAGCCAGACACGTGTAAAAAGTATCCGTCCTTCACCGAGTACTCCATCCATAAATGTTAGAAATCCA